ATCGCCTTTTCTATAAATCGGAATGCGCCCGTCGATTGGTAAGCGTACCGCGTCTAATCCTAAAATCGTTTTATCAAGTGGAATGAAGGTAAATGACACTGCGTTATAAACAATCGAGCTGGCTAACACAGGCTTTGGATGAAATATTTGACTACCAACAATGTTGTCAGCGTTGTACCAAGGTTGGGTCTCATTACCTGCCGCTGTTACCCACTGCCCAAACTTGATATTAACCACCCCTGTATCATTATTGATGGTTCCTACCATGTCGGATGTTGAAATAACACCCGCGTCATTAGCAGTGGATGAGACTTGACCACCACCGTCTAATTTGACCGCACGGATTGAAAACGATGATGGTTTTATGGGTGCAATAGCAGTGCGAAACACCACGCGGTCAATGGGTGCGTAATTAGATGTGCCTAACGCTGAGATGATAGAGCCTGTGTTGTTGTGGTAATTATTCCAGACTGTTAGCGTACATACGCCTGTCTCATAATTAATCGAACCGCCATACGTCCCTGCGCCTGTGGTCGGATCAATGCTGTAATACAACTGTCCTAATCGGTCTATGTAGCGTAGCCCCGCAAAATCAAACATCACGCTTGAAGTCACTAAAGTTTGAGCAAAACCAACAGTTAAATCGATTTCTAACGTCAATAGCGTATAAGTATCTGTACCACTCGTTACCGCTGAACCCAAGCGGTAATGCACAGTAAAAGAGGTTGTTGTACCAATGTCTGCTAAATAGTCTTTATATCCAGCAAAAACACTGCCAAATTCGCCAAACGCCGCGCTTACGCGCGTAATTGTTAGCGGGTATTTAATCGTAAGATTTTGTGACCACTTGAACGTCATTAACCCCGCGCTATAGTTTATTGTTGAGTTTCGACCACCAATTAATGCCCCGCTATGATTGTCTCTATCTTGTATTTGCATTACACCAGATGGAATCAAAGGTAATCCAAGGGTTTCCTCTTTTTTTAAACCAAGTTGTGCAGTATGACTGCCCCACGGTACGCCCCATTCAATAACAATCGACCCTGGAATGATGTTTGTGTCTGATAAATCCAGCGTAACATTGTCGCCATTCATATCAAACGCACTAATATTTTTAGTGACTTTTGCTGATGACCCAGTGCCATAAATATAGTTAAACGTGAACACCGTCCCAGTTGGATAGACTTGATTCGTCGAAAAAACTACTAGCCCCGTTGTTGCATACAAATGCCCAGTGCCATCACCAGATAAAACACCAGCTGAGTTACAGGTAATTGTGCGGGTTGCGTTTGATTGTGCATCATGCCAAGTTATAGCCAGTGTTGCCGCGTCTATCGAGTCATGTGATAGCTGTTTAGTGATGCTATTAACTAGCTGAATAGCATTACTGCCGCTATCTGTCGCACAGTTGGAATAATCAACTTTTTTACCCCATGCAAAAATTAACTCGCTGCCGACATCGGGCAAAGCGGATAAGGTGACAGATACCGTGCCTGTGACGTAATTTATTGAGCCTGAGCCAATACCTTCAACTTGCCCAAATAACGCTCCGCTACCGTTATCGCGTAACTCATACCAGTTACCTTGCGTCATAAATGATACAGATAGCGCGGCGGGTTGTGGCGGTGGGGTAATATTGAGCGTATAGACAAACGAAAGATTATTTTCAGTGATTTTTATCGAGTCGGTATCTGCAATCACCAACGGGGCAACGGCTGGAATGTAATAAACATTGTAAACTCGTAACGCAGTAAAGAATGAAATGATGCCCGTTAAATAATCGACGGTACCTATTTTGACTTGCGACGCATTGTAAATATAACCGCCATTGTCTATGTAACTGTTACCGTAAGGGTCATCAATCGCTAACGATTTAGGCGTTATCGCTAAGCCTGCATAAAAATGCAAAACATAGTCATTGATGACGTTATGCACCGTACCCGATCCCGAACTAATCAGCGGTGACGCATTACTACCCGCGCTTAAGTCAATTAAGGGCGTTTGGCTTTGTGAACTGGGGACAACTTGCGAATAAACGGTATCAACCACCACTGAATAATCGCCGATTACGGCATTGTCTTTTAAATAGCGTGCGGAATAATAACGCGCTGCGTTTGCTACTACAGCTTTATAAATTATCGTAGATGGTGTGATCGTGTCATACCGAACAATTTCAACACCGACAAAATCCATTGACAACGCGGTTGAAATTTCTAAATTGACTACCCGCCGCGTAAATGATCCTGTGTTATCGGTAAAGGTTTGCAAACTGCTTGAAACATTGTTAATGCGAACCGCTTGCTGTTGATTAGTCGCTGTTTTAACCAAAAATAGTACATCACCAACAACGGGAATAGGCACACTTTCGGCTTGAAAACAGGTTAATGTTTGCGTCCCTGCGTATTGTGTTCCCCACAAAAAAGCGGGGTATTTACCGCCTTGCGCTCGATAGTTTTCGATTCTATTTGCCGCATCTAAGCGATAATCAAAATGGTCGTTGGTATTAAACAATGACACGCCCAATTTTTGATCTTTTGGCAGTTTAACTAATGCGAGATGTGAGCCAAAAAACGTGTCGTTATTTTGCGTTTTGACCCCAATAAACAGCTTGCGTAAATCAACCCCCCCATAAACCCGTTTTAATGAAGATATATCAGGAAAGACATTGTTTGATTGACCATCAGCAACGACTAATTCAGTAGCACGACCGCCACCGTCGTTTGAATCGTTCATATTTTCTGATTTAGTAATGACTAAATCGCCTGTTAAAATTGCCATAAATCTTCCTAAACCGTCATTAATTTAATTGTTAGCTCATAAACGTCCATTTCGTCCATAATTCGATAGTCAATAATCGGTTTGGATTCAATGGGTTTGTCTTTATGGCGAAAAATCACACTAAAGCTATCGCCGTTTGGCATGACTAAACTCATCGCGCTGGTATTGCTTAGCTTGTCAAACAGCGCGTCTACTTGTGTCTTAGTCGCCCAGCCACTCTCACGACCGCCTGCGAGTGTAATCGGTCTACCCGCGACTTTTAACGCCGTTTCAATGACTAACGCACCTGTGAGAGTGCGGGTTTCGTTTTGCTCTGTGGGTGTCCAGTCGAATTCGTCTGTCCAGATTAAATCTTCTGGCAATGCCAAGCTATCGAGTGTTAGTGCCATTAAAATATTCCTGTTTCACTCATTGTTTCATCAACTGTCAACTCTCTAAACGTCTCTAAAAACCTTGTTTTAGACATTGGGAAAGTTGAATTAGGATTATGGCGGGCTATATAAACAACATAAGTTTCATTCACTTCAATGACCTGATAAACCGCATCATTAAAAATCTTTGACCATCTTTTATAAAGCGCGTTTTTTTCAATTTCAGCGGCTGACATGATGTTTTTTTCGGTAGTCATAAACTTTTTCAGCATACTGCATGATTAAAAAAAACAACCCAATTGCGGGTAGTAGCACGATGACAATAATTGTCAGAAAAAAGCGTAAATTCATTGTCGAGTCACTCCACCTGCTGTATTAATCTTGTCAAAAAAGGTATTGACATCGACATTACTGTCAAATTGCCCATGTATTGCCTGGTTGTCGGGTGCGACAAATTTAACCGTTGAAACTTTTCCCGTTGCCGATGATAACGGCGTGCTAGCACTTGAAATTTGCGGGGAAAAATTAGGCGGTGTAATCGCTGGAAAATTAGGCGTAGACATCGTAGGCGGGGCAACACTAATAGGCAAAGTCTGTGCTTGTACGGTCGGTGCGGTTGCTGTGTCTGGTGGTGTAAATTGGTTTTCAATCGCTAGTTGCGCTTTCGCTTTGTCTTCAAGCGAGCTAGATGAGTTATTAATAATCTGTTCAGCGGATTGATTTTTTAGATACATCTCTAAAAACTCATGCGGTAAGCCATTGGCACGCAAATAATCCCCCGCGTGTTGCTCAAACATCCGCTTTTGATTGTTGGGATCAATACTGCCAGAATCGGACGCACCTTCTGTCATACGCCATACAATCTGATTACGCGGGTTATTAAATACCGCCACCGTTTCTTCATATTGCTTTTTCTTCAGCTCAGCAACTTTCTGTTTGAGCTTATCATCACCAACCAAACCACCAGAAGCGAACTTTTGAACGGGTTGACCATTTTTAATCGCGTCAAATGCGGCAACACCGTTTTTAGCGACAATATCAGCGGGTATGACATACTCGCCATTGCTCAATAACGCGGGTATTTCGTCGCTTGTCCCTGTCCCTTTTCCCTTGATTAAACCACCTGTGGCGTGGGCTTCGGCACTGTTGACGGTGACAACATTCACGGTGTGAGTGCTTGAAGTCGGTTGTTTTAGGCGTTCAATCGCGCTATCAACCTGAGTTGTATCAGCGGTAACTTTTAATTCAGTACCGTTTTTAGTGGCGGTTTCAATGTCAGCAATACGAGCGCGTACTTCATCTAGCGTGTATTTACGCTTTTCGGCTTCAGACGCGGCAATGTTGGCTTGTTGGATTTCAGCTTGGCTGGCTTTTTCCAACGCGGTTTTTGTTAAGCCAACGGTTGCATTGTATTGTTCACGGGCCTGCAAGGCAGACGCTGAACTTTGCCCCGCTTTAACATCGTTATCGCGTGCTGATTTAGCAAACTCAAACGCTAACGCCTGTGTTTTTTTGCCAAGTTCAGCGGCTTGCGCATAATCACCATTAGCTAAGAGTTCTTTTAGTTTGGCGGTGTCGGTTGCCAGTTGCCGTTTTTTAACTTCATTGAGTTCTGAACCGCTTAAACCTAATTGGTCTAAGGCGGTATTGTTGGCAAGGCGTTGTTGCTCAACATCGGCTATTTGCTTAATAAAGGCAATCGCGTTGTTGCGGTGTTCTTGCTCTAATGCAGTAAGGTTCTTAATTGACGCGCTAATGGCGGTTTCGATTTCGATTAAGGAGGTACGCTTAGCGAGTAATTCCGCTTGTGTGGTGGTTGATGTGTTGGCTAATTCAGCAGTTAGGCGTTGTGTTGTTAGCAGGGCTATTTGTGCTTCAGTATTGATTTTTTGCTGAAAGGTAAAATCACTGATTTGTTTTTGGGTAGCGGCGGTATTGGTATACAAGCGTATTTTTTCCGCTTCATTATCGCGGATTTGCTGAATTTCACGGTCACGGATTGATTTAGCTAAATCGTCTTGTGCTTTGATTGCTTCGGTTGATGATGTGCTAGCTGGTAAATCCGTGCCTGTATCTTCTGCACGTCCTGATGGTTTAGCTTTAGCAACACCTTCTTTTCTATTGGTTTTTATTTGTTCTTCTACATCAACTTTAAACTTTTTAACAGCATCCGTTTTTTGGAGCAAATCGTAAACATTTTTCAGCGTACCGTAGAAAGGAATTACTTTTTGTAATAATTTATCCCACGCTTCACCAATGCTTAACGCTTGTGATTTTAGCCCGCCCGTTGCAACAGAAACCCACGCGCTAAACTCATTAAAAATATCAATAAGCGGTTTTATACCGTCGGTGACATTTTTTAAAAAGACATCCCACGCTGCCCATGCGATTTCACTGTTTTTTGCCGATGTTTCACCGACGGTGCTAAATTTATCAGATAGATAAGTTAATGTGACGATTAGCGTTGTAATGCCTATGCCAATTAAGCCAAATGCACCACCGACTAACTCTTTAAAGACAACGCCTAAAACTCTAGCACTACCAGCAACTTTGCTTAGCATTCCAGCAAATGAGAATCCAGCCGCTGTACCACTGGTAAATGAGGTTAATTGTGCAATCGCCATTGCTTTTAATGACCCGACATAACCAAAAATAGCTTCTGTTGCGGTTACGATCATTGGGGCAATAGTCGCAAAACCTCTTAGCATCATGCCAAGACCTGAGACTACAGGCGAAAAGAATAAGGTCACTAAGCGAATAGACCCGCCTAAGCCCAAAAACAGGAAAGTGGATTTTTGCAGGATTTCTAAAAATGGGCTGTTTTCAGTGGCTTTTCTAAACCAGTTAGCCAAGCTGGTAAGTCCATCAATCCCTAATTTTATGGCGGGTAAAAATGGGTTTGCAATAGCCGCGCCTAACTCTTTAAACGCATTGCTCATGAATTGAAGCTTAGCGTCCGCTGTATCTAATTTTTTCTCATACGCTTCATGCACTTTTCCTGCATAAACTTCTTCATCGGAGGTAGCGCGTAATTGCTGTTTTAATAAATCTAAGCTGTTAGTTAAGTTGAGTAACGCGCCTTGTTTTTGCTGATTTTGACCAACTAAACCAGAAATAACATCAATGCGGCTTTCACCCGATAAGGTTTTAAGCTTTTCCAACAATCCAATGATTGCTTTTTCAGGATTAGCTTTTATATCAGCCGCAAATTTTTCAGCTGATATACCTAATCGTGATAGCGAGTTTTTAAATTCAGCTGATTGTCCATTGACGTTTTTAAACGCTAAAAAAAGCCCAAACAAGGATGATGATGTATTGTTGACATTACCATCGGTATTTAGCATAGCCGATGAAAATGCAATTGTTTGACCTGCTGCTAAACCTATTTCACGCCCCGCCTGTCCAACACCATCAGCCAATACTGCCATAATGCCCGATTCTGTTGACATACCCGTTGCACTGTCAGCGGCGGCTTTTACTTGGTCTGTAAAGGTAGGTAATTCAGCATTAGTCAGTTGTAACGCTGTTTTGATACCGCCTAACTTTTGCATTAATACATCAGCATCTTCATTAAATGATAATGCGGCTTCTGATGATGTCGTAATAAAACTGGCTATTTCGTCTCTGGCATTCCCCATTGACCCGCCCAATTTCCCAAGGTGGGCAATTTCTTCAAGTGGAACGGGTATTTTTGTAACAACGAGTTCTTTAAACTGATTATTCAGTGCTTCCGTTTCAGCGGCTGTGCTTTCAAACATCCTATCCGCATCAGCGAATACTTTTTCTTGCGAGAATGCTTCTTTAAGCTCAACGCCAAATAAAGCAGTTCTGGCAGTGAGCATAATCAAGCCATGAATCGCATGATCTACCAGAAGATTAAAACCCGCTAAACTGGCATCTTTTACCGTATTGCCAAAACGGACAAACGCATTATCAGTTTGTACTGTTGTAGTTTCTAAAGAAGATAAATCTTGATTAGTTTTGTCAGAAGACGACCCTAGTTGATCAATGCCTAATTCTGCCATTTTTGCAGAATCGCTTAAATTTAAGACCGAGGCATTAACATCTTTTAAACCCGCTTGTGCTTCCAGACTGTCAGAAGAAATATTCAGTTTTAAGTTTAAATCAGCCATTACCTAATCCTTTTTTTGATTAATTTCTTGAGCGACGGTGTATAAAAACCAGCCGTACTGCCACACATCACGATGACCTAATTGAATGAGTGATGCACAAGTGTGATTGAGGTCTTTGTGCAAAACCGACAACTTGCGATTATCAAGCAGGGTGCTATTGCGTTTGTTTTGATTGGCTTGGTGATAAAAAGCGTGGTTTAACGCGGTGAACTGTTCACTGATAAGTAGGTTATCGGCTTCGGCAATGTTGCCTTTGGTGTGAATTAAATCTGAATGAGATAACAGGGCGTTATCCCAGTCAGTTGTTGATACGTCTTTGATTGATCTATCGCCACTGTCCAATAGCTGAACTAACGCCTGTGCCATCACAAATGGGGTAATCTCTTTTAAGCGTGCAGCTGAACCGCTGGGTAAAATTAAATGGAGTTCAGCACGCATGATTCAATACCTTTAAATGACTGCCAGTCTATTAAGACTGGCAGTCATGGGTTTAACTTAAGATGATGTTTTCAATTGTCACTGCCGCCGCACCGTTGACGACTTCGGCACGCCCTTTCATGGAAAATTCCACAAATTTGTCGCTCATAAAATCAATCGCACTGTCACTGGTCAGCAAGGCAGAAGGGATAGTGATAATCACGGCTGAGTTATCAGCTAAATTACGACCGTCCAAAATCAATGCGCCTTTAACCTGCGTCACTGTACCCGCATTGACTTTATAGCCAGCGATTGCCCCATGTGCGTAAGTGACTTTAATCTCTTGGGCATCGGTGATTGTTGCTTTAGCTTCGATCATGCCAAGGGCATAATTGACTTCATAATCTACGCCCTCAACGTAGGTCACGGTTGCCCCTGTATTCGTGACGACCACCGACGATGCGCTAATATTGCGGTTTGACAATGAGACAAAGGTATTGAGTTTTGCCGTCACCGCTTCAGCTGTCACTGTACCGCCACCCGAAGACACCGCCGCGTTATCACCCATAACCGCCATTGCCAAGCTATCACGGTCAAAATTGGCAATGGTGATGGATAGTTCAGTGGGTTTTGGTATTGCTACAGTAGCGGTTACTTGACCGTAACTACCTTTATCTTTGCTGATCTGTTCTTTAATATCACTGGACACTTTTAATTCCAGTTTAGTAATGCCAATGACTTTTTTAATACCTATCAATGCACCATTACTGTCTTTTCTGTTGAGGTACAACGTACCTTCAACCATCATACCTGCTGCTAAACTCATGTTATTATTCCCGTGTGGTTATCGTTATAACTCTTGCAATTCCTCTGTCTAACAGCCATTGGCATTGCGTTTGGGTGACGTTAATCACTTCACCTGTTCTTTTTTTTTCGCATAAATGTGTATGCGGTGCGAGTAACAGCACATCAACGCGATTTTCTTCTTTGTATACCCCCGTCAATACTAATTCAGAATGATCGTCTTCGGGTTTCATCGGCTTACTTCCTCATTCAGTGCGGTTATAGCTTCAGCTAATATGGCTTGTTTATCTTGCTCACTGATACCTAATAGCGTGCGTATCTCGTTTTTAATTGCCCATTGTTTCTTGCTGGTGGTGCTTTCACCGCGTGCGAATTTCAGCTTTTTTATTAAGTGTGCGGCTTGTGAAATGGTGTATTTGCTTTGTATATAGCTTGTACTGGGTTTAGTTTTACCGACTTTAAAACCCAGTCGGATTAATTCAACTGCCTGTCTTAATTCCGCTGGCTTATTAAAGCTACTGGTGTTTTTACTGAGTGTTGCGCTTTCTATAACCCCTGTTTGATGTTTTTCAGCGACTTGCCCCATGTTGCCAGTAAAGCCAATCACCGCGCCGTCGCTATCCAGTGACAACACTTTTAAATTACGGAGTAATCGGGCAAACATCGGTTTATTTTTACGACTTTTACGCGCGATAAACGCCACGCTGTTGACATCCACTTGAGCGGCTATGCGTTGCTGGTTGGCTTTCAGCAGTTTTTCAGCGGCAATGCTTACTAGCCGCGTTTGCATGACGGCTGACAAGCGAGTAAACACACCCTCAATTTGTTCTACGCCAGATTTTTGAGTCATAAGCGTTGATGATATAAAAAGATTCAAAGTTTTCAGCAGGGTTTGCAGGGTCTACTAAGCGGTATTTTTTGCCGTCAAGGCTGTATTCGCCTGTACTATCTAGCACACCAAATACAGGTTCACGAAAAGGCACAATTAGTTCAAGCGCGGCGGTTTTGTCAGTGATGTCGGTGATGTTTATATCAGGATCAGCCAGCGGTATGAGTTCCCCATCGGCACCGCGTGTTATTTCATAGCGATAACGTAATTTGTCGTTATCGTGTAACCAGCAAGCAATTTGGCTAAATACTTTATCTGGCGAATGTTTAACGGGTAATTGATCTATGCGGATCACCGCGCTATAGACACGATCGTATAAACAGATAGCAGATGGTTGGTTATTTACCGCATGACCGTAGGGTTGGTAATGGTCAATCACAAATTCAGAACGCACGTTTTTAGACGCGGTGTAATCCAGCGATTTAATAAATGCCACTAACGCCGCTAGCTTTCTCATATCAGTATCGCAAAAGGGCTATTTCTTGTATTAGTTGCTGTATAAGCAACACCCGTACGGTGAAAAATAAAGCTAATTGCATCAAGGCTTTTGATTCGCCAATACGTTTCGGTTTCTTGATTTTCAGCGACGGTTTTATAAAGTTCTTTTGGGTCGATTGGCTTAACGCGCTGTAACAAAAAAGAGCGGGCATAGCTGTAAACTGCTTCTTTGTATTTAGTGATTAATGCCTCAACACCGTCTATTCGATCACTATGGGCAGTGCAATAAGCGGCAAAGTCGGAATAGCTTAAGAGTGATGCTCGCACAGGGATTAATTGAGTATTTACGTCAATCATCGCAGTAATAAGCCTGTCTCGAATGACTGCTAACTCGTATTCATTAGGCACGCGATACACGCTTGCCAATTCCAACAGAGTTAAATCAGGAAAGAATCCGTTGTTGGTGATTGCTTCGGCAGTAGCGAGTTCTGGATTGCCTGTATAGTCGCTCATGATTTATACCGTTCTTGCAACTCAACCACGCCGCGCTTTTCAATGACGTTGCTCAATAAATTACTCAATTTATTAAACGCTTCAGTCGACTCTTTACGATCCGCTTGTGCCATCACTGACATTTTGTCAATTTGTGTTGTAAATTGCAGAGTAACTTTTTCGATATTGGCATCATGCGCCGCATTTATGCGTTCGATTTGTGCAGTATGTTCATTATCTTTGCGGTTTTGCTCACGAATTAACCACCAAATAAACATCAACAACACAACACATAAAGCACCAAATGCCCCCGACTCTGTTATTTTTTGTACCGCCGTATCTGGGTTCATAATTTTTTTATTTGGTAGTTAAAAGTGAGTCGCTTAGAGAGTCTCAGCGTTTGAGAGCTGACTTGCCTAAGCGACTCGTTCCCCCTTCACGATGATGAAGCCATTTGCTCTTGTAATTCCCTAAGAGCCGTTTTAACGCCACTGCGTTCTGATAAGTTTTCGCATTGCGTCCAATATTCCACTGCTTTTTTGTGTTCGCCACGGTGTACACAGTCATAACCTGCGATTTGATACAGCATATTTTGCTTATACCAAATTGTGGGCCATGCTTTGGTTGTTACGACCCGTTCAAAAATAATCCAAAACCATTCTGGCATGGGCTTACGCATTCTTTTTTTGCCGCGTGGCCCGTCGATTTGTATCCAGTAATCTTTTTTAGTGACTTCCCAAAGTTCATCCACGATTAAACCTTGTAATTCCCTTTTTAACGTCGGTTCAAAATCGATAATACCTAGCTCGATTGATAAGTCACACATTGCGATTAACAGCGGGTAATCACCACAGCCAAGCGCAAAATAAACGACTAAAGCAAAAATTTTGCGGTCTAAAATTACCTTTGCGGAAATCCAAGTTTCAATGATCGGCTTGAATTTTCGTAAAGCTAACTCGTTTTCTGTATCCCTTGCCACGCCCTTTTTGGCTCTGCTACGGCGTGCGTTTTGGTCTTCAATCGCCAAAAGTAAAATATCCAGCTCTTGATAATCCCCAAGTAGACCACCTGTCACGATTTGTTCAGCGGTGATAGGTGGTCTGGTTACGACAGGTTTAACAATCTGTTGAACAGTTTCTTCAGCGGCAATTTGAGGCTTTAACTTACGTTGTTCAAATTGCCGTTGTTGATGTAGAAACTGTTCAAAGCTCATAATTAATCAGCAATCGCTTGGTCAAGTTTGGTCAACTGCCACTGAACCGCGCTGGCTTTGTAACTTGTGCCATTAAAGAATCGAATCGCATCAGGATGAAACAAAACAGCCGCTTTATGGTGTCGCATACCGTAAAAAATGCTTTCCCAGCTAAAGTCCACCAGCTTGGATTTAAACGCTAAATCCATAAACGCCTTAAACAGCTTGACGTGTCTTAACAACACTAAGTTGCTGTTTGAAAGCAATGGATTAACCGTTGCACCACCCACACCCGCAAGAGCTATTGCCGCGTAAGCATACGAACCATCGGCTGTGCGGGTAATCAGTATCATGTTGGTAGGCGCGGTTTTATCTAAAACAACTGGATAACCAGCAATATTGAGATGTGCGGTATAAGCGGGTAAGGCGTTAGCATCCATAATGCCATTGGCAGCGGCTGAGACAATGGCAATCGCGCGTTTGGTTAGGTAGTTGTAAATACCCATACCCACTACGATTCTTAGGTTTTCATGGAATTGCGGGGGGATGTGTTCTTGAATCGCGTCAAGCACTGGAATATCCAGATTCGCATAGTCAGCGGCGGTTTCTGTAACAATAGTCAACGCGGTTGCGCTGGCTGGAATGGCTTTTTTAAGTCCACTGGCTAGTACAATTGTGCCAGGTGCGCTAACGCCTGTTGCCACGGTATAAACGGTATCATCACCCGCAAATTGAATATCATCACCTGCTAAAACTGTACCTGTACCTGTGATGATCGGAATAGACGTGACACCCAGTGCAAACCCAGCCGCGCTAGTGGTGTAAGCCGCGCCTGTACCTTTTGTACCTGTGGCTGTACCAATGTTGATTGGATTAACGGTGTAATCTCTACGGTCTAACCTTAAACCGCCTGTATCACCGCTCGCTAAAACAATGCCTTTGATCTGTTCAGGTGCGCGATTAATCAGCCATTGTAACCAGCCAACAATAATGCGTTTACCCAGCGGCTCATTTTGTGCCAATGTCGCTGGTTTGCGGTATTGTCCCCAAAAACCTAACCGCACATAGCCATTGCCGCGCGATACCGACAACGCATTTAACACCAAAGCCAGAAAGTCTTTGATGTGATACCAGCGCACTAACCATGAATAAGGCAACACGATACGGGCGCACACTGCATTAGTTTGGTAGTAGTTTTCTTCGGTAAACGTCGTATCAACTTCGGAATCTTGTAGCACTTCTTCCGTGCCAAACGGCTGGCTATCGTCATTGATCCCCAAATATTTACCCGATTCCGCTTCAACTGCTTCCACATCGACATGACGTGCTAAAAAGTCGGTGGAAACTTGAACGCCTTGGTGTGCGGTTTCGACTAACGCGGGTGTCGCTTCAAAGGCTGAGTTTCTGAT